ACAAATTACTTTTCAAGTACTCATACGTTTTTTGTAGCATCGGCAGGCGCTGGGTCAGGTAGCAGGGCAGTTGATATAGATACAAGCGGCCATGCCATCATCCCCGCTGGCGTAACATTAGGCACGGCAGCCGGTACTTATAACGCAGCTAATACGCTAGACGACTACGAAGAAGGGACGTGGACTCCTGCTGTAAATGCTGGGTCAATTAGCGGAACAAGTATTACCTACACAGGCTCTTATACAAAAATAGGTAGACAAGTTTTCATATACTTCAATGCCAATAGCACGTCAGGAGACATAAATATATCTTCATACGTGGCGTTTTCTGGTTTACCTTTTTCGATTACATATGTTGGTACAGGTACTGTAATTACAGAAGACATTGACGTATTTGACAGGCAAGGTTATGCCACAATAAGCGGAACAATTTTAACCATTTCAAAGGCTGGCTCAAGTTCTGGGACTAATTCAATAAAGGTAGGAATAGTTGGGACAACCTCTTAATTATCTCAAGTGGACTCTTGAGACGGACTAAATAGCGTCGCTAGACGCGACTAGGAGAAAAACAATGGCATTAACAGAAGCAAACATCGAAGACAAAATCGAAGTAGTAGGTGACTTTAAACACGTACAGGTTCGTACTGCACGAGTCATCTATGACGACGGCACAGAAATTAGTCGTAGCTTTTCACGGCACGTGTTGCAGTGTTCTACCAAGTCAGGTGGCACATGGTCAAACACAGACATCTCAGGCGAAAGCACTGAGGTACAAGGAATCTGCAATGCAGTATGGACTGACGCTGTACGCACTGCTTATCAAACCGCTATGGACGCACAGGAGACACCCTAGTGTCTAATATGACAGTGCGTGAACGGATTCTGGTGCAGCGCAAATGCGAAGAGTGTAGTGACGGTGTTTATCATCGAAGCGACGAAAACATGGTTTTACTTTCTAAGCCACCCCAATACGCGCATCACTGCACGAATTGCGGAGACCAAAGAAATTTCACCAGAATTTATCCTTTTCACCAAGAAGGTGAGTGATGGGTGAGCTAAAGCCATGCCCCTGCGGTGTGACACCTAACAACCTGCATATTTACTCCAATATTTTTGTTGGCAAGTTGGCGTGGGTGAGTGGAACTTGCTGTGGCGAGTGGTCAATTGAATTCGGAACGAACTACAGCGACGGCGAGGAGCTACAGAATCGGGCGCGAGAAGCATGGAACGAAGCGCCGAGATTGAGCGTCAACAACACAAAGGAGCAATAAAATGCAATTTAATAGGAAAATAAAAAATGGAATATCTATTTGATCTTTTCAACATACTTACTGCAGCCGTAACTTTGGCATCTGCCATAGCTGCAATGACACCAACCCCCCAAGATGACTTATGGGTCGCAAAGGCTTATAAGTTTTTGGATGTAATTGCACTTAACATTGGAAAAGCAAAGGAAAAGTAGATGGCGACAGTAAAACGAAGCAGTGTAGCATTAACAACTACAGATGCAACAGAGGTGGGACAAGCAGGAGCTAGCGGAGGTGCATATAATATTCATGTAGTGAATATTTCTGGCAGCTCTGCTACAGTTACAGTAGCTGTAAACTCTTCGTCGGCAACTATTGCAGACGCTGGAACACTAATGAAAGACTATACTGTTCCTAGTAGCGGAAATCCTACTGTTATTAAAGGTATTGTGCTTGTAGCAAACGAATATGTAAATGCTGAAGCAAATGGAGCAAATAAAGTTGTAGTCACAATGAGTGGTTACGATCAATAAGAAAGGGGGCATAAGCCCCCTTTCTTTTTTCTACTAAAAGCAACTACTTACTGCTCAAAGTCATCTTCTACGCTCAAAAGGTTGCGCAGTTCAAGTATAAAGCTTTCTCTGGCTTTTTCAAGAATCTTTACCTTATTTTGAGCTTCTGTAAGCTGTGGAATAATTGCTTGTAGAACTCCTAGTACCTCCTGGGCTTCTTCGGACAAGTCTTCAATTACATAAGTCTCGTCTTCAAAGTTAAGAATAGGCTTCTCTTCAGTTATCTCTTCTTCCTCAACTGCCGGGGGCGGAGGAGGTGGAGGAGTAGGTTTTTTTGGAGCTGTGGCTCTTCTTACAGGTTGCTTTGCCATTTTTATTAACCCTCTACTACTGGTGAATCTTCGGTTGGCTCATCTTCACGGTTTAGCTCTGCACGAAGCAGGTCCGTGAAACCCCGTCGAGCAACTTCTACTTGGTCAAGCTTGGCTTTCATCTGCCCCGCTTGGGTGTCCAAATCTTGAAGTTGACCAATAATATACTTGGCAACATCTGAAAGATCATCAACTACATAGTTTTGGTCTTCAAAAGTTAATACTGGCTTTTCTTCAGCCGTTACGTTCTCTGTCATTTTTAAGGACTCCTTACTTAAATATATCTTGCCAGTTACCCGTAGTACTTGCACGTGCATACTCGGTGGCTCGATTTTCAAAGAAATTGGTGTGTTCAACACCGTTTAACATATAATCTAACCAAGGAAGAGGGTTTCCTTCGCTTGAAAAGATTTTCTTCATACCCAATCCTAATAGGCGACGGTCCGCAATATAGCGAATATATGCTTTTACTTCCTCCGGAGTGAGGCCAGGAACCTCTGCTCCGTCAAAACACAAGTCAATAAAAGCATCCTCTAACTCTACTGTTCGTTCTGCTGCACAGTAAATTTCATACTTTAAATCGTCGTTCCATAGGTCTGGATTTTCTTGAATATAGGTTCGGAACAGTTGTGACATACCTTCTACATGAAGGGTCTCGTCGCGAATAGACCATGTAACAATTTGTCCCATACCTTTCATCAAGTTATGGCGAGGAAAATTCAGTAGAATAGCAAAACTACTAAACAACTGTACTCCCTCTGTAAATCCAGAATAAATAGCCATCGTTTTCGCAATATTCAGAGGACTATCCATTCCAAAATTACTTAAATGCTCGTGCTTATCGAGCATTTCCTTGTGTTCAAAGAATTTTTGGTATTCATCATCTCCAAACCCAAGTGTTTCCAAAAGCAGGGAATAAGCCTCTTGGTGCACTGCTTCCATAGCAGCAAACGCAGAAAGCATCATTCTTACTTCTGGTTGTTTGAATGTAGGTAAGTAGTGCTTGGCATACCCACAGCATACATCTACATCCGCTTGAGTGAAAAAACGAAAGATACTTGAGATTAACCTCTTGTTTCCTTCCGTTAAATTCTCTCTGTAATCTTTCAAATCATCAGCAAGATTCACTTCATCAGGAAGCCAATGCATGTGCTGTTGTGATTTGTAGTGTTCAAAAGCCCAGGGATAATTAAAGGGCTTGTAGTATTCTCTTTCTTCTAATAGATTCAATTCAGTTTCTCCCAAAGACAAAGCGTCTCTTTTGCACTACCCTTCGCAGGCAAGGCAACCATCATCATCAATACTCTCAAATATTCTAGCTCGCAGAGCTTCGTCTGAAACTGTCTCTGCTCGCTTGTATGCTTCACTTCGTAGGTAGTATAAAGTTTTTACTCCTCTTTTCCAGGCCATCATATGAATAGCGTGAAGTTCTTGTTTTGATACATTCGCAGGAAAAAATATATTGAGTGATTGACTTTGACAAATCTGCTCCTGTCTTTCTCCCGCCATTTCAATTACCCACCGTTGGTCAATTTCTACAGCAGTTTTGAATACATCTTTCGTCCACTCATCCAAAAAGTCTAAGTGTTGAACCGATCCGTTATTCGTGATAATACTTTTCCATACTTCGTCGGTATCTTGTTCGAGATCGCGTAGAATATCCTCAAGATATTCGTTTTTAAGTAGACTAGAGCCGCTTTTAGTTTTTTGAGTAAAAGCGTTAGCCCTATAAGGCTCAATCGAAGGAGAAGTATTCCCGCAGATAATACTACTACTGGCATTAGGAGCAATAGCAAGCAAATGAGCATTGCGCACACCATAGCCTTCTCCATCAGGACATTCGCCTCGTTCTTCAGCAAGTTGTCTGGTTGCACGCAAAGCCTCCGATTTAATTCTTGCAAACATTTGCTTATTTCGTCCTACAGCCATAGCACTCTCAAATGGAATATTGTGTCTTTGTAGAAACGCATGGAATCCCATCGCACCAAGACCTAAACTACGCTCACGCATAGCACTGTATTTTGCACGATGCAATTGGTCTGGCGCATTTTGAATAAAATACTCAATTACATTGTCGAGCATACGAATCAAGTCAGGAATAAACATATCATTATTTTTCCATTCATCGTATTCTTCAAGGTTTACACTTGAAAGACAACATACTGCAGTGCGGTCTTTGTCCGTTGCAAGAGTAATCTCGCTGCACAAATTTGAGTGATGTACGTCTAAGCCAAGATTCTTTTGAAACTCAGGTAGTGCTTCCTCAACTGTGTCCCTAAACATTATGTAAGGTTCTCCGGTTTCTACTCGATTTTGAATGAGTTTTACCCAAAGTGTTTTTGCTGAAACAGTTTTACAAACTTCACCCGAATGTGGGTCAATTAAGTCCCAAGAATCGTCGAAACCTTCATATCTTGTAGCATCTTCAATTAGCTGCATAAATTCGTCAGATAAAAGGATGCCATGATGAAGATTAACAGACTTTCGGTTAATATCACCGCCTGTAGGTTTACGAATATCCAAAAACTCTTCAACTTCTGGATGAGAAATGTCCAGATATGCTGCATAGCTACCTCTTCGTGTTACACCTTGCGAGAATGCAAGCATTTCAGCATCGACGACTTTTAGAAACGGAATTACTCCCGTACTTTCGGAGCCATTGCTCGTTTTCGAGCCTACACTCCGAACCCCGTTCCAACAGCCTCCGACCCCGCCGCCGACCGATGACAAATAAGCATTTTCTGTGTAATGATTAGTAATACCTTCACGACTATCATCTACATAATTCAGAAAACAACTAATAGGCATTCCTCTCTTTGTACCCCCATTTGAAAGAATTGGGGTAGAGAACATAAACCATAATTTACTTGCATAATCATAGAGTCGCTGAGCATGTGCATCATCATCTGCAAAAGCTTTTGCTGCTCTTCCAAACGCTTCTTGTGGAGAGGTTTCTCCATCTACAAAGTATCTATCTTCTAAAGTTTTAACACTAAATTCAGAGAGATACTTATCTCTATTATAACTAAGCTGCATTCAATAAGCTCCCTATGTCTGATATATTCTCAGACCCTATGGCATCGTCACAATATGTGATTAAGTCCATTAACTCATAATTCTGAAGTATCTGCTCAGAATTTTCGTTTAATGCCTGAATAAATTTATATTTACTCGATATTGGAGTGGCATCATATATGCTAAAAGCATCCCCATACTCTCTAATAAGCGATAAGGCTCTTTTTGGACCAATTCCGGGTATACCAGGTACGTTATCCCCTTTATCGCCTGTGAGACACTTTAGAGATATAAATTCTTCGGGAGTAACTTCATAGTGTTCATCCCAATTGTCCAACCTAGTCTCTTTTCTAGTTACATAAGAGAATCTACTTACATTTTCTTGTACCAGCAAGTCCCAGTCTTTATCGCTTGAGACTAACCAAATTTCTCCTAAATTATACTTTTCTTTGTGTTTTACTAAATGTGCTGCTATATCATCAGCCTCCACTCCTTTATATCGAAAAATAGGGTACTTTGAAGCAATCACATCAAGAGATGCTTCAAACTCCTCAAAAAACTCCTCAAACTGAATTTTTTCTTCTTCGGTTTGTTGAGCTATTTTGTCTTTTCTATTTTGTTTATACTCTGGGCTAATCCCTCTCCTATAGGAGGAGGAGCCCCGGTCTGCTGTAATTAGTACTCTACCACAGTTATATGATTGTGCCAGAGATTCTACTGTCCTTTCATACTCATATCGGAAGTCTGTTCTTCCTTGATGCTTCCATCGAAAGGCTAGATTCAAAGCATCTACTATTAGAGTACAGTCATCGGACTTTTCAAATTTTTCATTAAAATTAAAGGCCACTTATAAACTCCATTTTCTCTTCTGTCAGCCATACCTCAGCAAGAAGAATATAACAATCTAACCACTCTATACGCATCCACTCATTCGTGTTTTCTGGTAGTATATCAGTAACTACAAATACTGGGGAACGATTATACTTGAAAAACAAAAGAGGCTCTTGGTTTCCACCAGCAGCTTGATTTAATAGTTTTATCCACCATTTTATCAAGTTATTAGTTTTTTTCGCCGTAAACACTTTATCCGATAAAGGAGAGCTTTCATAGTTTTTTACCTCAATACAAAATCTATTTTTTGCATGAGGAACGTATAAGTCCCCTTTCAAGTACTCAAGAGCGCCAGAGGCTGGAACTCTCTCAAATTGATGTCCTGTGTGCTCGCGCAACATATCTCGGACAAAGTACTCTCCTCGTGCCCCTTTTGCTCTCGAATCTACCATAAATTATTTTTCTAATCCGCTTACTTTGCCTTTCTTTACTACCTCTACCTTATCTAGTAGTGGGTGCGTCCAGCCATGCGATACCACATATGTATTTAAGTTTTCATTAAGCAAAACTTCTACTAGCTTCTCTCTTCCACTATCATCAAGCACATTAATTACTTCATCGAGAAATAGTATGTTAATACGAGACTTGGAAATACTACTCATAAGTTTACGAATAGCAATCAAAGTAGCAGTATTAACTCTTGCTAGCTCTCCAGAAGAAAGAGCAAGAATATCTACTATGTTCTCATTATCTGTAATCTGTACATTCAGTTTATCATTCGATACAATAAACTCTAAGGTAAATCTGCCATCTGATAGTTCAGCAAGATAAGTATTAGCAAGTTCTTCTAGTTCTTTTACTAGATTTTCTATCTTATATGCAAGAAGCCCATTTGTGCTAAATGCTTTCTTCAAAACATCGAGACTTGAATCTAGTTCTTGTTTTTGAGCCAATACTTCCTGAGCTTCTGTCAGCTTATCTATAAAACCGTCTGTTTGCGCTTGAATTATCTCAATTCTTGTATTCTCTTTCGTTCTGCGCGCGTTTTCGGCTGCCAAAACTGATAATTCTCTTTTCGCCTTTTGTAGTTGTACTTGCACTCTATCCAACCTAGCCTCAAGCTTTCCTTTATCCAAAGTATCTGATGGTAAAGAAGTATCGACCGATCTATACAAATCTTCCCAATCTTTTTGAAGTTTTTGCTTATACGCGAAGTCACTATTATTTTTCTTAATTCTTTGAATTTCTGTAGAAAACTCATTTTTCTTTTCCTCCATCCAAGTCAAAATTCTTTTCTCTTCTTCTATCAACTCGTTCTTGGAGTGTGAGTCTATATCCTGCTCACATGTAGGACATTTATCTCCTAAATTCTCAAGTTTTTCCAGCATTTTTAAGGCAGCTCTTGTGCCTGCGTCTAGTCGTCCTAATTCTGCTTGGTGCGTATCATAGGATATTTTTTCAACAGCTTCTAGGGAATCTAGCTGACTTAAATCTAGCTCATCCAGCATCTTTTTATACTGATTATTTTTTATTATTTTTTTATTATTTTCAGAAATATTTTGAATCTCAATTGAGAGAGAACGAAATTCTTTCTCTTCTTTATCCGTATTTATTTCTAAATCTAACATAGGCAGTACTTCACTACCCTCCAACTTATTTGTGGATAACCAGCTCTCAATAGTTGCTATTTCGGAACTTACCTCTACAATTTTACTAGAAGATTCTCGGGACGCTTCCTTAAAAACTTCAAAAAGGTTTACATATTCATCTAAGTGCAATAAATCTATCAGAAACTTTTTTCGATTTGTGTCTGTTGCGGTTAGAAACTGTAAACTTGCATTTGTACTTTGATATACTAGCTGAGAGAAAGTCTTAAAATCAATGCCAATAATTTCTTGTATTGTTTTATAAGTATTTGTAGCTGTGTGACTGGATATATCTTCTCCGTCTTTTGTTAATTTTACTTTTATACTTGTTTTTCTATCAACAGTTACTTCGTAAAGGCTTCCATCCTTATCAAAAGACAAATAAATCTTATAACCACTGTTTACATACCTGTTAGGTATATCCGCTTTTTTGATTCCTTTTGAATTTTTATTGTACAGAACTTCTTCAATAATTAACGGTATGGACGATTTGCCCATACCGTTAGTGCCAATTATTTGAGTTACAGTGTTGTCGTCTAAATTAATCTCGTTTCCACCACCATAACTAAAGCAGTTATCCCACCTGAGCTTTTTGAGCGTAATCATTATACGTTCCTAAAATAGTTGCTATTTTTTCTTCTGGGATTTCTAATATATAGATCAAATACTCTACTAGTTCTTCTTCTATGGTCATATCCTTATCAATAACCAAAGTAGCTTCTGTATTTCTTTTTACTACTTTCTTATCCAAAAGCTCCGAGTTTTCTACTGAGGCCAGCTCCTGTATATCGCCTTCTATCTCATAAATAGTATGGTGGTAGTCTGTGGGTATCATATCTTTTGCATCTCTTACAGTTTTCCGTATCAACTGTGGCAGTTCAAAAGGTTCCCACAACCAAGACCAATCTTGCTCATTTATAAGTAAGTACCCCGTTTTTACTTGAGTTCTATGAAAAGAAGTAGTCATAGGACTTCCAGGGTAGACAATATTTCTTTGAGTATTACTATGAGCGTGTAAATCTCCAGCAAACACAACAGGAAAATCGTTAAATCTATTCAAATCAACTTCTGGTTTTACATGAGGAGGTATTTCGCCTCTAACATGAGTAAATAAAGGCTGTCTAGTATTAAAGTGTTCTATGCTTTTTTTCTTATGAAGCTCTGCATATGGCAGGACACCAAAACCTAAATCCTCATCTATGTATGAAATATCTACTACATTCACCAAGGGATTTATGTCTCTTGACGCTCTTTTTAGTTGTGAAAAGAAAGTACGATTTTTACGAGTAGCTTCATGGTTTCCGTCATAGATAAGAGTTGGTTTTTTTACTTCTCTTATAAAGGAGAAATAAAGTTCCAACTCTTCCATGTTCGGCAAACGGTCGAATAAGTCTCCTCCGATAATGTGCATATCGCATTCTTTACAGATACTATGTACCTGTTCAAAGAATAATTTGTATCTATTCAAGGCCCAACCAACTGGGACATTCTTTTGTCCCAGTTTGATGTGCCAGTCTGCCGTAAATAATATCACGATACATTGAACTCGTCTTCAATGCTTTCGTCAATTTCTTCAGCCCCATCACCATTGTCACGAAGCTTATCTAATAATTCTTTTTGTGCATCTGGAGTAGGACGAGGCATAACATCGTCCATAGACTTTAGATCTGCAATAAGAGCAAGCTCATCTTCTGTTAGGGTACGAGGCTTGCACTTGAGAGCTTGAAGTTGATACTCTACATTATAGGGTAGAGGACCAGTCTTTACTCGCTTGAAGCACACATCCCAGCCAGTATCAGGGTCAGTAGGGTCGCCCAAATCTTCTGCCGCAGTAATGATTTGTTCCCACAACTTCTTCTTGAGATTTACAACTTTGACTTGACCATTATCAATGCATTGAGTTGCGTAGCTCCAGCCACACTTGAGGTCGGGATAAAATTCACGAACCCAGTCTTTTTCTAAGTTGTTGAAGGTTTCCTTATTACGGTCGAAAGATAAACACTCTAAAGGAATGTTTTTGTTATTATCTCCAGTAATCCAGTATACATAGCGAGCAAGGATGTCGCCTACTAAACGAAACTTGTTATCGCCATCTGTGTACTGAAAAGTTACTATATTTGATTTTTGTGCAGCACCTTTGTGCTGATTGAATTTAATCGCCATTTAATGTATTTCCTCTGGATTGACTTCTTCGTAGAGAAAATGTATTAAGTCATCTTCATCTAGCAAAAGTAGCCTATTATTTTCTATTATTGTTATTGGGTTACCTGGAGCTAATAAATAGTCCAAAGTAACCGTTTGATTTGCAGCGTACTCCGCAGCTGAGCGCAAAGCACACAGTGCAATGTACTGTGCAACTTCACGATATGTATACTTAAATGAGTGGTGTAGGAGGACATCAGGGTGAAGCATAAAACTTTCCCCTGAGAAATCTAATTGCGAATACTTGTAAATCTTATCGAATTTATTTTTCGGTACTTGTTTTTCAACAATCATACGAAAAATACGCACGGTATTAACTACCTTGCCTTCGGCGGCGTTACACAGTTTCGTCCAGTCATAAAAGAACATATATTATACTAAAATCTAACCTTATTGTCAAGAACTATTTTTTTATAGTTGTTTAATTTGATAACCCTGTTTCATGTAATAACCTATCCTATTGGAAGCCTGCTTTTTAGCAGTATTTCCTTTTAGATGAATATCT